ATCACCTTTAATGCTCCAACTCGGATTGGATTTTGATGATGATACACTTGAAGCAACATCAATCATGAGTGGTGCATTAATAAATCAGATCTTACCTTGTATGATGTTAGATATGCAACAAGACGCTCAATATGAAGTTACAGCAAGATACATTGAATGCGACGAGTTAACAATAATCCACAAAAGTTACAAATTTGACAGTAACAAATATTATGACTGCAACACAACATTGCTGTTAACGTTCAGTAGGACTGGCAAAGGTTACATGCAATACATAAGTCAAGAGATGATATCAAATAAAATCGACGAAAACATTTTAGACAAAGCAAATACAATTGAAGATTTAAGCAGTGCCAAACATAAGGCAAAAAGAGAATACAGTGAAATTCCTGAAGAAGCGAAACAAGTACTAATGTCAATAGAAGCAGTTAATAACTTCCAGCAAGTTGACCCAGATCCATGGCATAATGGCGCTTCAAAAGAAGATGACGGATGTCAAAGTAATTTATTAACAGGTTTTGACTTGTCAGGAGATATTATTACAAATGAGAAGTCTTTTTCGTTAGCTGCTCCACACATAATGAATTTTCATGACGATGAAACTGCCATGGTTCCCGGAATTATTAATCTGCCTAACAAAGATTTAAAATTTACATGGAAACACGACTTTGGTGGAATTGATGAACAAACCAAAACATATATGACTCAATATCCTACTCATGCTCAACCCAATTATACAAAAAGGTATGGTGCCGATTTGCAGGCTTCAATGAATCTGTTTGGAGGATTAATAACTCTAAGACAAGTAGAACACAATCCAATAGAAGATGCAGAAGATTTTTGCAATGTATACTTTAAACCTGGAAGTTTGAATGCACTTAAAGAAGTGAGTTTAAATTTTGAATCAATAAGAGATTGGCTGTTAGAGAGACCAGATTGTGTTTCAATTTCAAAAGAACTTGTTCAAATATTTTCAGAAGGAATCGAGTTACAAGGCATGGACCAAGTGAATGTGCACAATAAATTAGAATCAAGAATGAAAGACGTGACGAAATTGTTAAATGAGGCTTTACAACCTGACGCAGAAACTAAAATGTTTGACACTATTGACGAGCAGATGGTAAGACAAATTGTTTGGCAACGGAAAGGTATAACATGTATATTTGCATCTTTCTTTAAAGAGATTAAAGAAAATCTTAAAAAATGTTTAGTTGACAAAGTGCATTACGTTGATGCAATGACACCTCAACAAATAAGTGCGTTATTAAACAAAGTATCTATTCCAGATCATAATGTCTTGTTTGCCGAAGATGACTTGGAAAAACAAGACCGGCAAACAGATCACACAGTCTTACAAACGGAAATGGAAATATATAAACGGTTGGGAGGCAATAAAGACGTCATTAACATGTGGCATAATGTGCACAAACAATGGAGAGC